TTTGCCCCATTAACTCAATGGATAAATTTTTTCCCATATTTGGTACAACCTCGTACTAAAAAATTAAAAAAATATTATAGTACAAAAAAGTACAGCAACTTGCATTAGCAAATTACTGTACTACCTTTTTATCACATACCTTTAGTAAATGATAACCAATTTTTCTTAGTATCTAAAGTTGCACCCTCTGCTGTTAGAGCATTACCACTAATAGTAAGACTTTTATTATTTTCACCAGCACTAGGATTCCAGGTAACACCGTTTATTATATTACCTGTAACACAACCGTTCATACAATTAAAAACACCCGTTGTTTCATTAAGGTAATTATTACATAGAATTAAGTTTTCACACATACCGAAATTGTCGGGTACTCTTCCTTGTATTCTACTATTTGTTATAAACGTATTAATACCAGAACTTATAATACTATTATTATCTAAACCGTCAAAAGAGCTTATTCTGACGCCATTGCAATTAAGTGATTTTATTTTATAGAATTGACTTCTATTTTCATATTTTCTAAATTCTGACACAATACCAGATGTAGCACAATTTACGTCAATATTAGATAGATTTAATTCAACTAAATTAGCAAATTCTTCTGGACCTTCAAAGAGAACGATATAATTACAATCATCACAGAAAACATTATTTATATTTACTCGTAATCCGGTGTTGTGCAAATTAGCCATATTTCTTGAAAGGTTTGTTTCTATTATTCTGCCACCTTTAGTATACCCATAGAACCTACAATTGGTAATATTAACGTCTGAATCAAAGAATAAAGGTAAATCTGTTCTTATTCTTATATAATCAGAGGTACTATTATCCGTTTTTTTGACTGTACAATTATTAATATTTATTTGCCCGTAGCCACCACCAAATGAAACGAAACCATGCGACCCATAAGGGTTTTTTATATTGCAATTTAATATATTAAAATAGCCAAACCACCCATAATGGTTATCAATTCTATTTGTATCACAATTTTCAAAGGTTGTGTTTGAAATAAAGTGTGTGCCTATAGCACCCCAACCGTTTACCGCTTTAACACCTGTTACTTTAACGTTTGTAACATAACTCATACCGATTAGATAACCGTAAACATTAATACTATCTTGGATGTTATTATTAGTAACATTTTTTATTTCAATGTTACCAGTATCTTTCAAAAAAATTAGCTCTGCACCACTATCAGCTTTAATACCTCTCCCAACATGCACATTTTCAATAGATATGTTATTTCTAAATATTCTAAACATAACAGGATAGGTACTACCTGTAGTTTCTACGTTAAAGTTTTTAAATGTTATATGGTTTTGCCAGTCCATAACGTTTCTCAGTTTCCATGTTTTATCCGAAATTGTTTCTTGATACCAAGGGGTATTTACAAAGTAATTGTTCATATCTGTACACATTGTTTGGCAATATACTTCATGATTCCCACCACTATTTAACCTTTCGCCGATATCAATATCACTTTCAATAGTAAAGAACTTGTTTGTTGTGGATGTGCCTAACATACCATTGGTTCCTATTGTATTTGACGATAAAGCCATATCATCACCCTTTATTGTAGTGAAAATTGTACCCATTGGGGGGAGAATAAAGGTACTATTTGACCCGTCAAAATTTACGTTTACTTCCTGTGAGATAGCATCTAATAGGTATTTTTTCTTAGGTTTACATATAACGCTAATACCTGTTTTATTAGCTGTTTCAAAACATTTCTTTATTGATTCTGAATCATTTGTAATACCGTCACCTATTGCACCGAACATTTCAAAATCTAGGTATGCTTCACCTGTTTCTGGACTAACATTGCCTATTATTTCAGCAATTAACTTATAAATATTTGATATTTCATCATTTAGTGAATTGCAATAATCGACTAATTTGCATATTGCTTCATAATATGACAATGAATTGTCATACACTAACGGTAATATTTTATTACAATAATATGTTCTTATTTTATCAATCATACATTACACCCACCTTTACCATAAATGAAAGAATAGTTCTTCAAACTCATTAATTATCATCATATCAATGTTGATGAAAGTTTCTCTATATTTATTTAGCATTTCACTAAAACTTTCACCACTATTTTTTCCTGTTATAGTTTCGTTATAGTTTTCTGTACTATCTTGATTATCTTTGTACTGTGTTTCATCAGTTTTATCACCTGTTCCTATTATTTTTCTAGCGTTTGTTAAATATTTTTCTGTTTCAACACCTGTTAATGCTCCTTGAGGTGTATCACTATATAAATCTTTTTGAGTATCTGTGCTATTATTTTTACTTGTTGAATTACCGTTACTGTCAACGTTTGTCTTTGTTTCGTGCTTAGATATTAACTTTATATTAGCCATAGGGTCAAATTCTATTAACTCACTTTTGTATAGTTGGTTATAGTATGGCATTATTTCCTCTAACTTTGTGTTCATCCAAGTTTTCCACAACCCTACTGTTTCGCAACATATCTCTCTAAAATAATAATGTTTTAATATTTTTTGGCATAATATAGGACGATATAGCGGATTAAAAAAGTTAGCTTTTGATGTGAATATTTTTTCCCAGCTTTTTTCTATAACCTCATCTATTTTGTTGGAATCTTGGCTATTATTATAACCAGCTAAATGTTCGCATATAAACCTCACTTCTGTAGTATATTTACTCAAAAATATTACCTCCTTCAACGTCTTGCAAATCTTCTCTGTAGTTCACTTCAATATTAGTACCAAACATAGAATTGATTTTTTCGACAGCCTGTCGTCTACTTTCTAACCTACTATACCTACTAGCAAACGTTCCACCTAGATTCCTTGTTACTTCATCACTAACCATTCTTTCTTTTTTTTGAACGCTTACATTTGATATACCCAAATAAGTAAGAGCTTCATTCCAAATTTGCGTTTTTAGTTCATAGATTTTATCTGCTACATAAGGTGCTTGTGTTTGTAAAACCTTTAAAGCGTTTATATCTATGTTTTTATCTCCAAAAATGAAGGGTGCGTTACCCTCAAACTCTTTGTATAAGTTTAACATTATTAATCTTTGCTTTTCAGACGCTTGAACTAACACAGGTGTTTTTTGTGCATTTGCATTAACATCAATGATTCTGTCTAAGTTATATAGCCTACTAGCATACATTTTTATTTGCATGATACTGTTTGTTCTAAGGTAATTATTCCAAATAATCACAGAGTTATTATATTTTAATAATTTCTGATAATTGTTATACGAGCTGTAGGCTCTTCTTAAAACAGGGTTTCCGTATACATCAAAGTTACCACTATTAATACAACTAAGACATAAGTCACCTATTTCTTCATCGTTGAAATAAACTGCACACCCCTTTTCAAATAGCGTTAGCTCTAAATATCTAGGGTCTATGGTGTCTGGGACATTTTTCCACTCGAACATAGATATTGCTAATTCTGTTAGCCTGTCGAAATACTGGGTATAAGTGTAATTATTAATAACAGCACTTTCGTCAAACATCGTTTTTCTTTTACCCACTTTATCACCACCTTTTTTCATTATATACTATTATCAACAGAATAGTTACCTATCTCATTACCGTTTTTCCAGAATGTTACACCGTTGTCAAATATACTACATATTTTTTTCATATCATCCGCTGGGATACTTCCAGTTATACAACATTGTATTGTTTTTGTATAATTGAAATGAGGTCTAGCTGATATGTTCGGTTTTTTCAATTCTCTGGTTGCATATCCAAAACGTGTGAAATAATCGTCAATGATTTTTGCTTGCGTTTTGTTTACACTAACTCTTCCATAATTAAAAGTATTGATTTTATTTGCAACACACACATTGTTTGTGCCAACCCCACCTCTGCTAATATCTGATTGCATAGAAAGTAAAGTGTTAGCTGAAAGTATATCACCTATGGCTTGTGCGCCGTTCCTAATTCCACCTGTTATATCTCCACTTATCAGCCCGCCTATTGTGTTAGCAATTCCATTGACACCTGTATTAATGTTTCTTACACTTTGTTGTGCTATATACGCTTGATAGGAGTCTACACCCCAAGAGCATATAGGAAAATTTGTCATGGTTAATTGTTCCGTATTGTTAGGACTTACTGTTGACGGTATTTTATAGCCTATAGGTCTTAAAGAAAGTGTAACTGGGTTGGTAACCATACTGTACACCCTAAGATGTGGCTCACCACTGAAATACTCATATCTTAAAGGTAAAGTGTCTCCCATTGAGTTGTCAACGATTAAATAATTGTAAGGGTATGTGTACATTTTTTTATTTTTAGGTTTGTAGCCATCGAGGGTCATAACCGTTGAAATTTCAGACGGTGTTATATCAAAATTAGACGCACCAGAATTAGTTGGTAGGTGTGCGCCGTCTACCCATTCTGTCGGCATACATACTTTAGGTAGCATATAAATAGAAACAACATTCTCAAACTTTTGCTGATATTTTGATAATAATAGATTAATTTTATCAACCGATGTTGATTCAAAACCTGTTAATGTACACCCGCCAAAAATACCATCGTATAGTTTTCCGTCTATCTCACCCTCTTTGTCTAACGTTGCAACAATAACACACATATCTTTCATAGCATCATGTGAAAAGTAATTATTATATATTAATTCACCTGTGCTTATTTGTTCTGGAACGATATTATCCCCTATAGCATCTGTTGTACTATGTTCACGGTCAACAAAGGATTCTTTTAACGTATAATCAAAATACCACGTTTGTAATACATCAATTTCAAACTCAATTTGTGAACATTCATTATTAATATATTCAACACTTTTAATAAAAGCGTAAAACCATTTGTTACCAAAACTTGTATTTTGAAACATCATATAATTGCAATCATACAAATTTTCTGCTTTAATACCAACCCTAGCATAGCCTCTTTTCACTCTTTGATACGAGTAATTGCTTAAATTATATTTTGTTAATCCGATAAAATAATTTACCTGTGAACTTTCATTTGAAAAATATATTGAATGTTCATAAGTGTTATCTAACGGAACATCTTTTAATAAACGTATATTAGTAGATGGTTCAATATACATATCTTAACACACCTTTCTCAATACAATGCAATAAATTGAATAACCCTGTTAGATAATTTTTCGAATCCTCTTAAACCAATGTTAATTGATGTAGCACTCCAACTATTAACACTAACTATAAAAGGCGCACCACCCTGTATTACAGGAATAATAGCTTTCGGGTTTGCTTTTAATGATACAGGTACTGATATTGATGTTGTTGTGATGTCTACACTAATATTTCTACCTGCAACTATTTCAAAAAAATTATCCGCACTTTCTCCTACCACCCTACCTAAATTTTCTTTACTCATTTTTATCACTCCTTTAAATTAATACTGGGGGGGGTTAGCCCCCCCAGTAAATATTTAAGTTGGTGTATACGGATTATCATAATCAGCGTAAAGGTCACCGCCCTCAATACTAAATGTTGGTGAAATGCCAGGGTCACCTTTAGCACCTTTCGCACCAGCAGGTCCAGTTTCACCTTTAGCACCAGCAGGTCCAGCAGGTCCAGTTTCACCTTTCGCACCAGCAGGTCCAGCAGGTCCAGTTTCACCTTTAGCACCAGCAGGTCCAGCAGGTCCAGTTTCACCTTTCGCACCAGCAGGTCCAGCAGGTCCAGTTTCACCTTTCGCACCAGCAGGCCCAGTGTCTCCCTTTTCTCCAACAACTCTACCTAAATTTATTTTAGCCATATTATCACCCTCCTTGTACTCACATATTAGATTTCCATTTTCTATATAGCAACCAGTAACAAATAACCCGTTACCTTCATTAATTGTTACTATTAATTCATTGTTTAACAGTTGAACAGAATTAATGTCTGGTAACCTTGCTACTCCCCCACCTTATTTAATGTGACTGTGCTATCAACCTCATTAGTACCACTGATTGTTGTTGTCGCTTTATAATTTGCTCCACTACATTTAAGTTCCAGTGTTATTTCTGTTGCAACTTGTGAATGTGGAATAATAATTGCACCGTACTTCTGAACAGCAATACCAGCTTTTGTTAATGCTTCTGTCTGTAAAAACTCATAATCAGTCTGTGCAAGTGTTGAACCAGCGTTTTCAACGCCGAGTGTATATACAACTGCTTCCCCGCTTTCGTCTTTACTGTTAATGTGTACCGTTAAAGTAGACGGTGCGGTAATATTTGCAGTATCTGTTACAAATACTACAGCGTTAGCAAACGGGCTGTGTGAAATCGTTTTCCATGTGTTATAGAAATAATTCCAGTACATACCAGATGCTACATATTTTTCAGTGAATTTGTTGTTGTTGTCGAATACTTGAAACCATTCCTCATCAATAATAATAGCTTTAACATCTTTCATTAGCTTTAGCTCACTTGCTGTTACCTCATCAATCCCAGTAGAATTTTTTCTAATAACGTCAAACCTATCATTGTCAAAGGTAGTCCAATTATCAATTAAGAAAAGCCTACCCATAAAGTCTGCTTTATCCATGTTAAACGCACTAGCTAACACGTTTACATCAAATTGTGCATTGAAAAGTGAATCCATAAATATAACCTGTCTTGATTTCGGTGTAGATGTTTTTACATGTGATTCGTTATACTCTGAACTCATAAATGGTAACAAGTTAGAAATCCCTCTAAACTGTACAGCACTTTCTTTTAAGTCCGTACCATTCCCTATAGAAATAGGTTTCATGTTACCGCTTGTTACACCTTTAATAAGCAGATATTTAAAAAGTAAAAACTCGTCATACTCTGCCGCTGTATAAACAGAATCAACGATTTTTGCTATTAAATCTGTTACACCCTCGATAGATAGAAATGCCTGTCTTAAATCTTCATCCTGTATTGTAACAGGGTACATAACCCGCCAGTTCATAGTGTGAAAAGCTGTGCGAACATCTGGAACAGTCCTTTTAAATTCTCTACTTTCGGCTTTTTCTACGTCAAAATCTACTACTTTAGCAATATTAACAAAAATAGATTCTACGGTTTCACCATATTCTAAATAACCTTTTTTAAGAATAGAATATGGGTTATTAAAGGTTGCTCCCTGCAATCTTACAAGTGCAATACGGTTTACTAAAGCGTTTAAAAACTGATTCGCAAACGCTGGTGTACCGTAAATTACCGACCCGACAACTGGAATATCGTTCGCTTTTTCTACTTTAGGAACACTTGTCTGATATTCATAACTAGCGTTCTGTCTGATAACGTTTAAAATATCAATAGTAGACGCATTGAGTGTATTTTGTGCAATTCTTCTAGGCATATTTTATCCTCCTTACATTATATCGTCAAATAATTCATCATAAGTTACAGGTTCTGGGACTGGTTTTGGTTCTGGTTCTGGGTTTGGTTCTGGGTCTGGTGTTCCACTAAAGAAACGTTCTTTATATTTTTTCCTCCATTCCTTATCGTTTTCTTCATACTTTTCTTTCCATTCGTTTTCACTATTTTCTTCTAAATAAGTAATGGTATCTGCGATATCCTCAACGAATGACAATGTTGCATCATCTTCCCTACCTTCTGTAAAGGTAGCAAGTGATGCTAATATTTCTTCTCTTGTTCTAATAGCCATAGTTAATTATCTCCTTTCATTCATATTTTCTACACATCATCCAAACTGGCATAGTTCGTTTTTTCATGGTTTCTGTTCCACCACCACCACCACCAGCAGATAAAAAACGGTAAACCATAACAGCATTATTTAGTTTTTTATCGTCTGATAGGTATTCATTACCTACATACCAGCTATTTATACTACTATCGTTTGCGTGTTCTTGTATATATTCATAACACCTTTTAGCGTGTTCAACTCTTAGATTAGCTGTGTTGTTAAAGATTCCTTCCCATCCAGCTAAGAAAGCATAGGTCAATTCTTGTATATCTGTTGATGTCGAACTTAAAAATTCAGTTAAATTATCAAATTGGTCTGAATGTTCTTTTTTAAGCCATACATCCTCTGCTATAAAAAATTTAAGTTGACCTTCTCCACTATCATAAGGGAAACCGTTATCATCTAACCAGTTTGCTAATGCTGTTCTTCTATAGGTACTATATTGTGGTGCATTTGTCCATTGACCCAAACCATACCCACCGTATACACTGTTATCTTTCAATGGCACAACTTTCAGTGATTCATATATACCCGGATTTATCCCAGATTCTTGCCACCAATTACCACATATAGCTGAAATAACATATAGACTGTATCCGTATCCGCCAGTCGCACCACCTTCCCCGTATCTGTAAATATGAGGAAACGAACGCTCATAATTTTCATTCCCACTTGAAGAGCCAATGGAAACTTGTCCTTGGAGTGGTGCGTTACTTGTGTGAGCGCCCATAAACACACCTTTTCCTTGACCTCCCTTGTAGCACATTTCCGTGTGAGAAGAAGACACCCCTATATCACCCGCTAAGTATTCACCATTTGAAGGTACTTCCGTAAACCCTAGTCTTAAAAGTTCTGCCCCCATGGTATAAGTGGTAAAAGCATTATGCCTTGGTGCATAACTAGGTGTTTCAAAACCGCCAGCTAATAAAGCGTAATTTACAAATGACGAGCAATCATAATAAGTTATACCATTAACGGTTTGCTGATTTCTGTATGCTTGCGAGTAGCCAACGTTAGGTGCATTACACGTTTGTATAGCCCATGTATACGCTCTATTAATATCAGGCATTTATAGAACCTCTCTGATATCCCCTGCATTTACCCAACAAAGTCCGTTATCAAGTAAATAAGGGTTTTTTGCACCTTCTACAATTTTAGTGATTGTACCAGTATTTCTTAACATCTTACTAGCTTTTATATGCTTACTGATATCATCTGTAGAAGATTTATAACAAGTTGAAAATCTAACCTTATCACCTACTTTATATATTGGTGTGTTCGGTTTTGTTTCAGCTTCTACCTTCCTGTTACCGCAATATTTTTTCCATGTTTCCCTTGAACCATAGAAAACATTATTGTCAATTGGTCTAGGATATCCAGAGATAGGTCTAGCCCATGTTTGTACCATAGCCACAAGTGGAAATTCCATATAAGTGTGGTATTCTGAACCGTCTAACGTTGCAAGCCATAACCCATAATCAGCTTGTACAATCTTACTAAAATCAAATTGCTCTATCACATATCTACCAGTATACAACATTGGTTTTACACCTGTTTTTTCTTCAATTCTCTTCATGAATTCATAAGCATATGATGCACCTCTTTCCACAGCATCATCTTCCCAATCTAGTATAAGAATGGAATTACCAACATAATTGCCGATATTCGCTAAAAACCAATCAGCTTCTTGTAAACCAGAAGTTCTACCGTTAGCAAAGTGATAAACACCTGTTAGCAACCCTAATGACTTAGCCTGTTCCATTTTTGAATGAAAAAACGGGTTCAAATAGGTTGTACCTTCTGTCGCTTTTACGATACAGAAATCAATTGTTAAAGCAGACAAATCAATATTTCCTTGGTGGGAACTGATATCAACACCAAATAGTGACATTTAATCTCACTCCTCTCTTTTAATGTGAAATAACTCCAAAAGCTTATCTGGCAATAACTCGTTGTTTATTTTTGATATGTTTTCAAGAATAGAGACTAATTCAGTCGAGCATACATACAAAATTATGATAGGTAATATGTCAATACCTAAATTAAACCCTATTGCTGTCCCTTCGATATCGACCAGCCAAGCAATAAAATAACAAAGAATAAATCCTATTTTTTTAAAAAGACCATCTCTTAATTTAGAAGATTGTATCTCCTTGTTTTTACATGCACCTATTACACCAGTCAATAAATCGAAACCGTTGAAAACTAATGCAACAACAATCGAATGTGACAAACACCTCACCTCCTTCTTATATTGATTATAATTCTTTTCTTTACATTTGTCAACACTTATGTTATAATAATTTTAGGAGGAAAAAATATGAGTGAATTTTATGACGGTACAAAATTATTATCTTTATTAGATATAAACGGAAAAAAACCAGAAATTTACATATGCACCTCAAATAGAAGTGGAGGTAAAACCACCTACTTTGGTAGACTATTAGTAAATCGTTTCTTAAATAAGGGACAGAAGTTCGGGCTTATTTATAGGTATAATTATGAATTAGATAATGTAACTGATAAATTTTATAAAGACATCAACACCTTATTTTTTCAAGGTCATGAAATGACTTCAAAAAGGCGTGCAAGTGGAATCTTTCACGAATTATTTTTAGATGACAAATCCTGTGGGTATGCTTTATCTTTAAATAGTGCAGACCAGATAAAAAAATATAGTCATTTATTGAGTGATATTGACAGCATGTTGTTTGACGAATTTCAAAGCGAAAACAACCACTATTGTACAGACGAGGTAAAGAAATTTATTTCCATACATACAAGCGTTGCCAGAGGGCAGGGTAAACAAGTACGTTATGTTCCTGTATATATGATTAGTAACCCTGTATCAATTATAAACCCTTATTATGTTAAAATGGGGGTATCGTCAAGACTTACAAGTGAAACAAAATTTTTAAAAGGTGATGGTTTTGTAGTAGAACAAGGGTTTGTTGTAAGTGCTTCTAATAAGCAAAAAGAAAGTAGCTTTAACAGAGCTTTCTCTAATGACAGTTATGTTAATTATTCAACAGAAGCTATTTACCTTAACGATAACTCTAGTTTTGTTGAAAAACCATGCGGTATAGGACGTTATCTTGCTACTTTAAAATATAATAACTCTTTTTACGCTATAAGGGAATTTGCAGAACAAGGTTTTTTATACTGTGACGATAAACCAGACCATTCTTTTCCCTTAAAAATAAGCGTTACAACCTCAGACCACACAATTAATTATGTTATGTTAAAAAAGAATGACTTCTTTTTATCAAATTTACGATACATGTTTGAGCGTGGTTGCTTTCGGTTTAAGGATTTAAGATGTAAGGAAGCTATACTTAATGCTCTATCCTACTAGGTATCTTCTTGTGCTTTCCATCTTGAGAGGGTGAGGGAGCAACGTTGGGATATACGTCTTACCCTTCTTTTCGGGAATTGCTTACCGCTTGATTGGATTCACAAGTTACAGATATAAGAAAGAGTGAAGATTAGAACTTAGTTCATCTTCACTCTTTTTATATTACCTCATTTCGTATGTAGTATCAACTAAGACTACACCTCCTTTTATTCTCTTAGGTCTTAATTTATCTGGTATTTTCAACCCTATTTTGAAATCTTCAAAACCACGCTTAATTACATTTCCAGTTTCATCAAATAAAAAATCTTTCTCGTCTCGTGTCCATGGTTCGATTTCTCCTGTTATCTTGTTTTTATGTCCTTGTAATTCTGCATTTCCTGTCATGGATAATTCGAATAAATCCTTACATTTATTTGGCATACCCGCACACTTTATATTGTTGTAAGGTTGTTCAATTTCTTTTAAATTTTCTTTTGTTACATGTTCGATATACGTTTTCTGTCTTGTGAATACTGCTTTGTCCCAACAACTTTCCAACTTCCAGCAACAAAAATTCTTATCATCAATCTTTATTCCTTCTATTTCCTCTGGTAGTAAATCACAATGTATACTATCTGTATCAGCGTAAATAAAACCTCTTTTATCTTTCCCGTGATAATTCTTTTGTGCCGCTCTAATGGTAAAATTTCTAGCGTAAGAAGTAATAGCTGAACCAACGGGTATATACCCTGGTTTTTTATCATTCTCTAAAACAGGTAAAAAACCTACTGTGCCATCCTCTTTAAGATAAGCTATTTTAAAAGAAGAGTCCGTACTAGATGCCATCTTACCGTATAGATTATTTAGAAACAGCTTTGCTAATTCTCTCATAGCACCTTTACTTTCCATTTTTATTTTTTTATATTTATCTATGTACTCGTCAAATAAGCCTATCACACTATAAAAGTAACATCCGTCCAGTATTTCAAAGTCAACTAGCTCATAATGTTCTTTCAATAACTCATAATCCGTCATTGTTAAAATCAATTCTATTCTTGTATCTTTTAAATTACCGTCTTTATCTATATAGTGTGTATAATATTTACCATCTTTTTTATTATAAATATCAGATGTTTCTAGTGATTCTGTACCCTTGTAAGCTAAATTATTTTTTATCTGAATAAAAGGTAACTTATTTTCTTTAATATAGAATCTTGTTTTAATTCTTATAAAATAATATTTATTATCAGCTAACGCTTCATCTGGTATTATGTTCCCACTCCAAAATTTAGGGTAACCAACTGGATATCTATTACCACTCTCACTAGACATCATAGATGGATACAGAGAATTTACATCTGCTGTAGTACCATTATTGTATACTTTATTTTCTTTACCCTTAACTAAATAACACCAACCACCTCTATATGATTTCCTTATATATTCACCTACGCAGGTGTAACCATATTTACTATCCAGTTCTTTTGCATATAAATCAGGAAACGTTTCTTTATACGAAAAAGGGGTGTTAGGATTCATAGAATTTTTACACAATCTTTTATATTCTTCTAAACAACAAGACCCTATTGTTAGTTTATTATGCCCTTGCTCAAACATAATTTCTAATGCTTCTTTTACAACTAAAACGTCATTGGAAATATACTTTTTCTCCTCATCCGTTATGACACAACCAGCATACCTATACCCTTTATATTCCATCTCAAGTTTTTTGTGTTTTGTAGCAAAACTTTCTCCGATTCTTTTAACAGAAAATGGTAATAACTTTAACGAATCTCTTATCTCAATAAAATGGTTATTTACTTTAATAACAAAAGTATACCACATGCCCTTATCTGATATACTATATTTAAAAGTGTTATTTTTCATATACTTATCATGTACCCATTTTACACTATTAATAGATTCACCTGTTTTTTCATACGCTTGCTCAAGTTTCAATTCCTCTAATAAATATGAAAGCCAAAAAGCACCATCAAATTTTAGATTGTGATAATAAGCAACAATATTACAATTTAACTCTTTAAAATAATTAAATTGGTCTGCTATTGAATGAAGAATAATAACATCATCTGTAAACATTTCAACGGACGCTGAAGCCCAAACCTCTGTTTTTTCCTGATTTTCATACACTGTAGTTTCAAAATCACAGACAAAATATCTGTATTTTTTAATCCTCAATCGTATAACCTAGTTCTTCGTTTTCAAATGCGTCCATTAAATCTTTTTTATACTGTTCAGATGCTTCTGGTAAGTTCTCAATTAATGCCGTAGAAAAATTTTGAATGGCACTATTACTATCAAAATGCGCCCGATACAATGATGTAAAAAAGTTTTCATTCATGTTGTTTAACGCATATGCTACATCTTCTGCACCTTGTTGCGTTATTAATTGATTTATTAGCACTAATATTTTGTCTTTTATTTCAGTCTTATACTTTGACAGCTCGGCTCTTAGATTATCTATAACCGTTAATGAATAAGAAGAACCCATTTGTATTGAAGTTGGATAATCTTTAGTAACTTTTTCTACTCTTTCTACCTCTTTTGCTATTGATTTTAGCGTTTTAGGTGTTATCTTTTTTAATTCTCTCGAAAGTTTTCCTAGTTCTGTACCTGATACGCCTGATTGTCTTATCTGTCTCTCTGTAGGTATATTTAATTCAACTTTATAGCCTTTTCTTTTTAATGTATTTATGTAACGCATAATTCTGTTTCTTTGCTTTGTGTATACTGTAGTTTTCTTTGCCATACCATACCCTCTTTTCTAAAAAAGGGAAGGTAGATTTACTATCCTTCCCTCCCTTTTTTACATACTACATAAGTGATTCAACATCTAATATACAATTTATAAAATCTCTACCGTTTTTCGTTACACCAGATGTTTTAATTACAGTAAATTTTTTCTCACCCATGATATTTCTAATATCGTTCAATGAACGCTTAAATGTTGCGGACTGGCAACTATATGCCTGTTTATCAGGTGTAATAATTGTCATAATCTCGTTTGTTTCACCTTTGTTATTTGTATCTTCAAATAACAGTGTTCCATCAACACATATTTTTGTGCCATCTTCTACATTTTTCAGAGATTCAATTGCGGGTGATAAAGTCATTAAATACTGCTCTACATCTGTAAACTCTCTTGACATTTCTAAAATTTTCATGTTTTATTCCTCGACTTTCTTTGTTTTTTCTACGATTTTTGCTAATTTGATAAATTCTTCTTCTGGCATTGCGTAAAGATTTGTTAATTCTTCCTTATCAACAACCTGTACCGCCTTTAAAGTGTCTGTATCAACTGCTCTCTTCACAGCTAATAACAAAGCATCCTCGTCACTGAATGTACCAGATACAGTGATAACCTCGTTTAAAGGTTCACATTTCTGTGTGTCTAAACACATAACATTTACTTTTGTTGTTACAATAGTTCTTGTAACCTGTCTTAATCTTGGCATTTTTATTACCTCCTTTTTTGTTTATTTTTTTTCACTCTTGTTCACTAAATGTTTATTTTTTCAATTTTAGAGTGAATAGTGGTGAGTGGATTTGAACCACCGAATTGCAGTTTATAAGACTGTTGCACTAACCGCTGTGCTACACCACTAGAGGGCGGTAGTTTCAAGCCTACCGCTGATGGCAATTATGAGTAAGTATGTATTACTTAAATACAAGTATATTATAATACGTTTTTTCATAATTGTCAAGTGTTTTTTAAATCTTTATAGAAAATTATTGAAACAGTAATGATTAATAACAAATCAAAGACACTAATCATAATTTATACCTCCTTTTTATCCTTTATCACATAATGATTGAAAGAGCCAATATCGTTACTACTGAAATATAACTTAATAATATCACTAAGTTCGCTAACACCGTTTAAATATGCATTTTGAAGCATCTTACGTTTTAAAAAACAAAATAATTCAACACTTATAAAATCACAATCCATTGCAAATAGACCGATATCAACCCTACGAATATAATCCCCATAACTCCTAATGTCTCTTGTTATCTTTAATAATTCTTTATACCTACTCTTCATAACAATTACCTCCTATTTGTCTTTCCTTATCTTTAAATACATTATACCATTTGTATCATAAAATGTCAATAGTTTTTTGATTTTTTAGTACAATAATGTACCTAGAATGGGAAAAAATTTATCCATTGAGTTAAT